TGAAAGTCATCGAGATCGGCGGACAACGGCGGTACCGAAAGTCGGACATCGACCGGATTTTGAACGCCAAAAACGAACAGGCCCAATAAACGAACAAACGATGGAAGGTTGGATCAAATCATATCGGGCCATACTGGATAACCCGATCGTCTGCAAAGACGCGGACCATTACGCCGTATGGGGTTATCTGCTGCATAACGCCGCGCATACGCCCACGGACGCCATGTTCAATGGCAAGCGAATTACCCTGCAACCGGGGCAGTTGATTACCGGGCGGCGGAAAATCGCCGAAATGTTCCGAATAGACGAAAGTAAGGTGCGCCGGATTCTGAAACTTTTTGAGAGCGAACAACAGATTGAACAACGACCGACCAACACAAGCACCTTAATTTCAGTATGTAACTGGGCTATCTACCAAGGCGGCGACCAACCGAATGAACAGCCGGTAGCCAATGGATGCACAACGACTGACCAGCCAACGGCCAGCCATTGCCCAACCGATGACCAACGACCGACCATCGAGCGCACAACGACCGACCAGCCACTGACCACTATACAAGAATGTAAGAATGAAAAGAATATAGAATGTAAGAATATCACACACACAGATTTTTCCACAGAACGTAAGAAAAAATCGCGCGCGACGGAAATTTTGAGCTGGGTGGCGACCAACTATCCGGCCGTGCAGCGAATGGCCGAACCGCTGACCGAACAACAGGCGGAATGGTTGGCCGGAAAATACACCGACGACGACATCCGACGGATTGTGATGGCGATGGACAACAAGGGGGCGACCAAGAACAAATCGGCCTATTCCACCTTTGTCGCCTTTGCCGGTCAAGACGCGATTCTACGGGAGCGCAAAGAGACCGCTGCGGGGAAGCAGTACACGTACAGCGAGGTTTGCGACCTGGTGTCAACTGGGCGGTATTCGATGGACGATTTCGGACCGGTGGCGACAACCCCGAACGGCAAAAGGCTATTCACCCGGCGGCAAGATATCTCCACCAATGCGTAACGACATGGAAATACTCGACATCATCCGCCGCATCGTCGCCCGAAAACGAGCGGCCCGACAGGAACCGGTTTTCGCTCTGTGGCGGGAAATCTGGCAGGAATATGTGGCCGACGGAGGGACCGAAGGTATCGACGAGCAATTGGCGGCACTCGAAGAGAAAGGGGCGATAGTCTCGCATCGTACGGTAACGGACATGTCTTTTGAACCGATCGAAGATGAAGAGGAGCAACCGGAAGAGCAGCCAAACGATGACTGTTGAGGAGCTTCGAGCGATGTGGTCAAACGGAAGTCCGAATGGCAATCGGAAAGTCCGGAATGCCACCCGAATCGAACGGGACGGGGTTGTTTTCGCCAGCAAGGTCGAACGCTTCATGTACGATCTGCTGACCCTGCACGGAATCGGTTTCGAGTTTCAGAAACGATACGTCTTGCAAGAGGGGTTCCGGTACAATGGCGAAACGGTACGCCCCGTAACATACACCACAGACTTTTGGTTGCCGGATCACGACATGGTGATCGACACCAAAGGCCACAAAACCCAGCAGGGGATTTTACGAATCAAACTCTTAAAACGGCAGTTCGCCGAAGCGGGAATGACAACCCGAATCGAGCTGCCGCGAAACCCGGACGAATGCAGTGCCCTTGTCGGGCGATTGATAGACGAAAAACGTTGAGGCCATGAAAACCTATTCGGATTTTTTGAACAGCAAGATCAATTTGGCCGTACAGAGCGGATTTGAGGTTGAGGAGACGGAATTATCCCCGATCCTCAAACCGCACCAGCGGGAAGCGGTCAAGTGGGCCGTTCGAGGCGGTTGCCGCGCCCTGTTCGAGAGCTTCGGACTTGGCAAGACGCTCCAGCAGCTGGAGATATGCCGAATCATCACCGCCCGGGAGGGAGGGCGCGCGCTGATCGTCTGCCCGCTCGGCGTCAAGCAGGAGTTTACGCAGGATGCCAGGAATCTGCTTGGGATGACGGTCGAGTACGTCCGCACACGGGCCGAATCGCTGGCCAGCACCGCCACCGTACAGATCACCAACTACGAGCGGATGCGGGACGGGGATATAGACCCGAACGACTATACGGTCGTTTGCCTGGACGAAGCATCGATATTGCGATCGTTCGGCTCGAAGACCTACCAAACTTTCCTGCCGAAGTTCCGTGCTGTCAAATACCGGTTTGTCTGCACGGCCACTCCGTCGCCGAACAAATACAAAGAGTTGATCCATTACGCCGGTTTCCTCGGCATTATGGACACCGGCCAGGCCCTGACGCGCTTTTTCCAGCGCGACAGTACCAAGGCCAACAACCTGACCCTCTATCCGCACAAAGAGCGTGAATTTTGGCTGTGGTTGTCTTCGTGGGCACTGTTCATCACCAAGCCGTCCGACCTGGGTTTTGACGATGCGGGGTACGATCTGCCGGAGATGCGGGTAATCTATCATGAAGTGGCGGTCGATCACGATGCGGGGTTGGTGGACAAGTTCGGACAAAGCCAGCTGTTCCGCGATGCGGCGTTGGGCCTCAAAGAGGCGGCCCGCGAGAAACGCGACAGCATGACGGCCCGAATCGCCAAGACCCGGGAGATCATCGAGGCCGATCCGGAAAGTCATTACGTAATCTGGCACGATCTCGAAGCCGAACGGCATGCACTCAAAGCGGCCATCCCGGAAATCATGGAGGTGTACGGCTCGCAGGATCTCGACCAGCGCGAACAGCGGATCGTCGATTTCTCGCACGGCCGAATCAAATATTTGGCCACCAAACCCAGCATTAGCGGCCAGGGGTGCAACTTCCAACGGCATTGCCACAAGGCGATCTTCACGGGCATCGGTTACGAGTTTAACGATTTTATCCAGGCCGTCCACCGGGTGTATCGCTTTCTGCAAACCGAGCAGGTCGAAATACACATCATCTATGCCGAAAGCGAGGGCGAAATCCTCAAAGCCTTGCAGAATAAATGGAAACAGCATGACTATTTGGTCGAACAGATGACGCGAATTATTCGGGAAAACGGATTGAACACCACCAATATTTACGAAAAAATGCAACGTTCCATCGGCGTCGAACGACGCGAAGAGGCCGGCCGCTACTATCGGGCCATACACAACGACACTACGATCGAAACGGCCCGGATGGCCGACAACTCGGTCGCACTGATCCACACCTCTATCCCATTCAGCAACCATTACGAATATACGCCCAGTTACAACGATTTCGGCCACAACGAGAACAACGCCAAGTTCTTCGAGCAGATGGACTATCTGACGCCGGAACTGTTGCGGGTGCTCCAGCCGGGGCGGATTGCGGCGGTTCACGTCAAAGACCGGGTATTGTTCGGCAACGCCACAGGTACCGGGATGCCGACCATCGACCCGTTCCATTCGGAGTGTATCTCGCACTATCTCAAACACGGGTTTCACATGGTGGGGATGATTACGGTGGTGACGGATGTGGTGCGGGAGAATAACCAAACTTACCGCCTCGGATGGTCGGAGCAGTGCAAGGACGGCTCGAAGATGGGGGTGGGGTGTCCGGAATACATCCTGTTGTTTCGTAAGCGGCCCACGGATGGGAGTAAAGCCTATGCGGATATTCCGGTGCGCAAGTCGAAGGAGGAATACACCCGGGCGCAATGGCAGATCGACGCACACGCATTTTGGAACAGTTCGGGCAACCGGCTGCTGGCAGCGGACGAGTTGGCGGCAATGGATGTCGATAAGGCGCGCCGATTCTTTCGTCTCCAATCCCGGGAACTGGTGTATGACTATACGGCCCACGTGGAGTTAGCCAAGCGGATGGACGCAGCGGGGCGGTTGCCGGCGACGTTCATGGCGGTGGATCCGGTCAGCAAGTCGGAATGGGTGTGGGACGATGTCGTCCGGATGCGGACGCTCAACAGCCGGCAGAAACAAAAGAGGTTACAAAACCACATCTGTCCGCTCCAGCTGGACATCGTGGAACGAATCATCAACCGGTACAGCAATCCGGGCGAGGTGGTCTACGATCCGTTCGGCGGAATCGGCACGGTACCGTATGTGGCGGTACAGATGGGGCGTTTAGGGCTCTCTACGGAACTGAATCCGGATTACTGGCGGGATTCATTGGTCTATCTCCGGGAGGCGGAACAGAACCGGAATGCCCCCACGCTTTTCGACATGATTCAAACGGCATAACCATGGGAAAATTGACATTGAAAAACGGCAAGTTTTGGCGCGACGGCGTCGAAGTGCCGCCCCGCATTGGAGATGCGGAACAGATCGCACTTGTGAAACAAGCAGAGCGAGATGCCGAACGCCGGGAAATCGACGCAAACGGAGACGGGATAGAACTCGAATTTGAGTTAAAAGAACTCCGGTATACCGGGAAGATTACTTGCATCTGCGGGCATGTAATAAGCCAAAATTTCGCGTGTTGCCACTTTGGTGATAGCGATTTGATCGAAGACATTGTCGAAGAGGACTGCGATAGTCATTGCATGGAATGCCCGAGATGCGGACGAAAGTACGAAATTGTCTTCGGGCGGGCGGTGCTAATCCCCAGGAACGACAGATAATATCGAAAACAAAATGACCCACGCGTCGCTATTCTCCGGAATCGGAGGATTCGACCTGGCTGCCGAGTGGGCCGGGTGGACAAACCTTTTCAATTGCGAAATAGACCCGTTTTGCCGACGGGTGCTACAATACCACTTTCCGAATGCAACACAATACACAGACATACGCGATACAGACTTCACTGTTTGGAGAGGACAAGTCGACGTACTCACCGGAGGTTTCCCATGCCAGCCGTTCAGCCTCGCCGGGAAGCGGCAAGGCACCGACGATCCCCGCCACCTGTGGCCCGAGATGCTGCGAGCAATTCGCGAGATTCGTCCCCGCTGGGTCGTGGGCGAGAACGTTCGCGGAATCCTTAGTTGGAACGGCGGGATGGTCTTCGAGCAGGTGTGCGCTGACTTGGAGGCTGCGGGGTACGAAGTGCAACCGTTTGTACTTCCAGCTTGCGGTGTCGGAGCTCCCCATCGGCGGGATAGAGTGTGGTTTGTTGCCCACCTTACAGACGCAGGGTCTGAAACGTTGCGAGAACGGTCGGTCGGTGTTTTACCCGACGAATCTGCTGCCAACCCCGACAGCTATCGATGCAGGAAGCGGACGAATCAACAAGTCGTATTCTGCGAATGCAGTGGAAAGACCGACGATCGCCTCGGCTGCCAAAATGGGATTACTTCCGACTCCGACAGCGAACGACGGTCGAAACGCCACGCTCCCTCCGAGTCAGGAGAAGCGAAAGAGCGGGATTGCGCAAAAGGTTATGAAACACAGTCCTGGGAACGGTTCCCGACTCAATCCCCGGTTTGTCGCGGAGATGATGGGGTATCCGCCGGATTGGACGGTATCACCGTTCCAAAGTGGCGCGCCGAATCAATCAAAGCCTACGGAAACGCGATAGTTCCACAAGTGGCCTATCGGATATTTCAAAGCATAAACGAGTACGAAAGATGATAACCCGCGCCCGCTTTACACATTGTGGCCGATTGCAGCTGCTCCGGCAGCAGCAGTTGAGCCAGAAACCTGCGCCGCCTACGGCCGATGAGCAGCAACAAGCCTACTATGCGGTCGATATGCTGATATTCGTGCAATGCCTGCTAATCGCAACCGGCGACCTCACCCGCGCGCTCCGGGATTCCGGGATGTTGCGCCACGCCGCCAAGCAGGCCATGAACCGCATGGACGCCCTCACGGCAGAGGTCAGCGAGGCCGCCTATCGGGTCTTCACCCGGAAAGTAGACCTCGGTCGCCCCTATGTCGATCGCTGCGAGGAGGCCTACCGGATCATTGACGAGTCTGTCGAGGGGGTATCCGGTCCGCTGGCTGTGTCGAAGTACAAGAGCATTGCGCTGGCATTGGTGGCGTTGATTGCTGAGTACAACAACCGGCTATGTCCACGCTTCCGGTTCGACGCGGCCGATCGACTACAGAGAATCCCGACCATGCTCCGACAAGTCGCTGCCGACACCAACCCGCTGGCCGCGACCATCATCCGCAAAAACGTAACGGCCAAGAACCTACAAATCAAAATCGAATAACTATGGGACTTTTCGGAAGACCAAAATGCCCTCACTGTGGCGCAAAGTTAGAACCAACGAATTACAGTTTCCCCTACCCTCAGTGGCGTTGCCGATCTTGTATTGAGCGAAACGAAGAAGAAAGAAGGTCGAAAGAAAAGATCGATGAGTTGGAAAAACGGATTGCCGAACTGGAACAAAAGAAACAAACCGAACAGTGAAAACAAAACCCCACATACACGAATATTGCAAGGGGTGTCGCACTTATCTTTTGCGAGACTGGACCAGTGGCAAGTATGATTGCCGGTTTGCGGATGTCTGTAACGAACGAAAACGGTATCTTGCCTTCGTAAACGATTGCCAGGCTAAGGCGGTTGAGGCGTTCAAACGGATGTGTCCGTTCCAAGATGGCAGATGTCGGCCAAACTGCGAGGGTTGCGCCCGCCTGAATCAATTTATCCAAAAACTGAACGAATAATGAAAATCGGCACCAAAAGCCTCTTGTTCGGGGCGCACTGCATATTCATTCACCCCCTGTTGGTGGCCGCGGCATGGTGGCGACTCTATGGATGTCCGACTGATCCGCGCCTGTGGGTGGCTTTCATCGTCCACGATTGGGGCTACTGGGGCAAACCCAACATGGACGGTCCGGAGGGTGAAACGCACGTTGAGGCCGGCGCGCGGATCATGGCCCTATTGTTCGGGCCGGCATGGGGCGATTTCACCCGCTATCATTCCCGGTATTATGCCCGCAAAGACGGTATCGCACCGTCGCGGCTCTGTTATGCCGACAAACTGTCGCTATGCTTTGAATGGAATTGGTGCTATCTGTTGCGTGTGTGCCTGACCGGTGAAATCCGGGAGTACCGGGCGCACGCCGCACGAGGCGGAAAGTACGCGAAAGATTCGTACCTGAGCGGCGCGGGTTCCAGCCGTCGGGAATGGTTGCGAACAGTCAAACGGTTTATGCTGCGTTATGTGGCGGCCAATTACTAACCCTACCCCACTGAGCAGCTATGCAAGAACCGACACCGAACGAACTGGCACAACAGATCACCCGCCGGGCCAACGCCCTCGGAATTTCCATTGCCAGCTTATGCCGTAAAGCAGGTGTTTCGCGCCGCTGGTTTGAATTTCTTAAGAAACGTACCCCCAAGGCCGTCGAAGCCTACATCAAGATCGAACAACAACTGACGGCCATGGAACAAGAAAAGACAGCAGACAACCGATGAAAATCGAATTTACCCAAGAAAAGCGGGGCGAGATCGAACGCATCCAGCGTGAATTTCGCAACAGTCTTTCCCCGAACGAAATATTGCGTGCAACGGCACAAGGCATCAATAGTGCTTTGTCTCGATCGATACCGCGGATAAATAAGCGTGTGAAGGCTGCGTACAACATAAAGCAGAAATATCTGTCCCGTGTCGCTGTTGTATCGCCCAAGGCCAACAGTGCCACATTGTGGGGTGGGATTAAAATCAACGAAAATCGGCTGCCGGTATTCGCATTCAAGCCCAAACAAACCGGCTCTTCCATTTCGGTAGCCATCCACAAAGGGAAGACCGTTGCCATTCGCAGTGCGTTCATTGCAACAATGGCAAACGGCCATGTGGGGGTATTCAGTAGAGGCCGGTATATCAAACGCACCGGGTTTGTGCCGGGGCGCGAAAAGACCGATAGAGGCAAGGTTCGGATAACGGAGCTATTCACGGCGTCGCCTTTTACGATGGGCGTAAACAAAGAGGTCGCACAGGATGTCCAGCAGTTTATGGGGAACGAAGTAACCGCACGAGTACACGGGATATTGACCGCCCGGGTCGCTAAAATCGCCGCGCAAAATCGTTGAGCTGCGAATTTTTGTAGGTTCTTTCCAGCCACCCGCATCGGGGGTAGTCGGCATCGCGGTTTTCGGTTAGTTAGCGGGAAAAATTATCATAGGAAGCAGAAAGCGTTCGGAGGATGAAAAAGAGAGCACCCAAGGGATGGGTTAAAATATCGGATTTCGAGGAGCTGACCGGCATAAGTTCAAAGACCATTGCCGCAGCCATCAAACGCGGTTATATTCCGGACCAGGTCGCAGATCGCGTGGGGACCGGAGCCACATCGCCGTACCTTCTTGACCCGCAACAAGCGGCCAAGAGCTGGTATGGCTCACTGAATGCCGCACACCCGGCGTCGCGTAAAATCCGCCAGACGCTGGCCGACTATATCAAGACTTTCGACAGTGCTTTTATTACCCCTGAACAAAAACACGTTGAGAATCCGGCGTTAGCCTTGACCTATGAAGATGCCCAGTTACAAGAGAAGATCGCCAAGGCGCGTTTGGCCGATCTGGAGTTGGCGGAAAAAGAAGGGTCGCTTGTGGCGAAAGCGACCATAGATGCCGAACTATTCGCCGCGGCGCAAGAGATCCGGAATGCCCTGCTGGTGATCCCGGACCGGATTGTAGACCAGGTGATAGCGGAAGCCGCGAGCCGGAACAAAGCACATAGCATCATCTACAATGCCATTGCGGACGAGCTGGAGAAGCTGGCCGACATCGGCGCGCGACTTGAAAAATGAACGAATACACGAGCATAGGCCGATTCTTCGAGGGGTTACGTCCGGTTCCGCGCATCTCGGTCGCGGAATGGGCCGACCGGTACCGGTACCTCTCCCCGGTGTCGTCGGCAGAACCGGGCCGGTATCGCACCGACCGGACTCCGTACCTGCGGCGAATCATGGAGTGTCTGAGCGTCCATGAGCCTTACAAGAAGATAGTTTTCATGAAGGGGGCGCAGGTCGGAGCCACCGAAAGCGGCACAAACTTCATCGGCTATGTCATGCACATATCGCCGGCCCCGGCCATGTTCGTTCAACCCACGGAAGAGATGGTCAAACGGTTGTCCCAAGGCCGTATCGACCCTCTGATCGAAATGTGCCCGGAGGTCAAAGCCCGAGTGGCGGTGAACAAGAGCCGGGACAGCAAAAATACCATCATGCAAAAGAGTTTCGCCGGTGGGGTTTTGCTGTTCGCCGGTGCGAATAGTGCCGCCGGGTTGCGGTCCGTGCCGATTCGTTTCCTGATCCTGGATGAGGTCGATGCGTACCCGAAAGATTTGGAAGACGAGGGGTCGCCGATTGAACTGGCCATCGCCCGCACCCGTACGTTCCCGAACAAAAAGATTTACATTGTCAGCACGCCGACCATTAGCGGAATGTCTGTTATCGAAAGCGAGTTCCTGGAAACAGATCAAAACTACTACCATGTGCCGTGTCCGTATTGCGGCGGGATGCAGCCGCTGACCTTCTCGCAGTTGAAGTGGGACGAGGGCCGCCCGGAAACCGCAAAATATGAGTGTGTCCATTGCGGCGCGCGGATCGAAGAACGGCACAAGGTCGAGATGTTCGCACACGGCGAGTGGGTGGCCAGCAAGCCCGAAAAATCCAATCCGGACACAATAGGCTTTCACCTCAATTCCCTGTATTCTCCGTTCGGGTGGCAGTCGTGGGGCGAGATCGCTGCCGACTTCGTCAAAGCGAAAGACAACCAATCACGGCTGAAAGTGTTTGTCAACACAACCTTGGGTGAAACGTGGGCGGAACGAGGCGAGGCCCCGCCGTTCAAGAACCTGTACAACCGGCGGGAAAGCTACCGAACGAACAGCGTTCCGGACGACGTTTGTTTCATCACGGCGGGCGTGGACGTCCAGCGCGACCGGCTGGAGCTGGAGATCGTGGGCTGGTGTGCAGACAAACGTTCCTACTCCATCGATTACCGCGTGATCGACGGCGACACGGCGGGTAAGAAAGTATGGGACGATTTGGCCGAAGTGGTGGGCGAACGGTGGGAGCGTCGGGACGGTGCGGAACTGCCGCTGCAACTGATGGCCGTGGACAGCGGATACAACACCACACACGTTTATACTTTTTGCCGTCGGTTCTCCGGTTCGCGTGTCATTCCGACCAAGGGACAGGACGGGCAGAAAATGGCGGTCATGCCGCCCAAGTCCGTCGACGTAACCAAAGCCGGGAAGCGGGTCGGGAAAACGAAGCTCTGGAACATCGGGGTATCGCTCCTCAAAGGCGAATTGTATTCGGATTTACGGCTCGAAAAAGACAGCGATGGGAATCCGCCGCCGGGTTATTGCCATTTCCCGGAGTACGACGAACACTATTTCCGCGGCCTGACTGCCGAAGAACAGGTCGTCAAGATCGTGCGCGGCTATCTCCACACCGTATGGGTCAAGAAATACGAGCGCAACGAACCGCTGGACTGCCGGATATACGCGCGTGCCGCGGCAACGATCCTCGGTCTGGACCGTTTGTCGCCCGAAAAGCTGGCCGCCCTGGGCGGATTAACTGCCAAGTCGGAACCGAGCAAAGCGGCCAAGCCCAAAGGCGAACGAAAACGACGCCGAAGCAGCTTTTGGGATAGATAGCGATTGATGCCTGTTTCGCAGGTACTGACTTGCGCGACTGACAAAATGACCGATGAAATGTGTTGGTACGAATTTTGTAAACTGGGCAGCACCAGTGGTTCCGGAACTGCCACCGAAAAACAATCTTATTTTATCAATTAAAAAATTAAATTATGAGTAAATTAAACAAATTAAAAGTACAAAATGCAATCGATACAAGTCAGCTAACCCCTCGTGGTTTTTCCTCTTGGTTAAAATACTGGGAATACTACAGGTGGCAAATCCCGGCTGGTATATACTCCTGCCCTGCATGTGGTAAGTCCACACAAAAAAGTGATTTCGTCGGTGCTCATGTGGAGATAGTAGGGTTTCCTGGCAAGCAAATGTACATTGTGCCGCTTTGCAACAGTTGCAATCACAGGCCTGATATGTTTACTGTTGATGCAGAACTTTTGCTACCTTCTAACCTCTAACGCATAGAGGTATGTATGTTAGCTCTGTCGGAACTGCCATTCCGACAGAGTTTCTTTATCACAGCCCAAAAACCATGCCAATGTAATGATTTCTTAAGAATCTGTTTCCGAACAAAATTGTAGATACGGCCCCGCCCCAAAGCGGGGCTTTTTTATTAGGTTGGGATAGATAAATCTTTCCACATTTTCCCGTTTTTTGGAAAGTTCTTTCCACGTTTTCGCAAGTTGATTGTTAGATACTTGCGAGGTCTCTACATTAGCGTCAAATCATGCGCTGATGGCATTCACTGTCGAACAATACGAAACACTCAAAAGAGCCATAGTTAGCGGCGTCCAATCCGTTACATACGGGGATAAGACCGTTAACTATCGCTCTATTGCCGACATGAAAGAGGCCTTGCGGATCATGGAGGCGGAATTATTTCCGGAACGTACGACGCACCGGCGGCGGTACGCGGTTGTGGATCGTGGTTATTTCCCGAAAAAATGAAAGTCTTTGGGTTGGACATAAAACGGAGTCGGCCCAAGCGACGCGCGTATGAGGCCGCCGATAAAAGCCGCCGGGGCAAGTCGTTCCGGATGGCCGGCTCGACCGGTGCCAACCGCGAAATTGCGGGGGCGTTGGTTACGCTGCGGGACCGGTCGCGGCACTTGGTGCGCAACAACGGATGGTCCAAACGTGCTATCGAAGTCATTGCCCGCCACACCATCGGCGAAGGTATCCAGCCCGCACCGATCGGCGACCTGGAACAAATCCGACACATCAAGGATATATGGCACGACTGGGCGGAAAGCACGGCTTGCGACTGGTACGGCAAACTGAATTTCTACGGATTGCAGGAACTGGCCATGCGAGCCATTGCCGAAGGGGGCGACGTACTGATCGTGCGTCGATGGGTGATGCCGGATGAAGATTGCCCGCTTCCGATCAAGCTCCAGATATTGGAGGGCGACCAGCTGGATCATACACGAGACGGGATTAACGATCGGGGGATTGTGCGCCTGGGCGTGCAGTACAACAAAGAGGGACAGGTACTCGGATATTGGATTTACGACTACCACCCCGGCGACGGCGTGTTTTTCGGGACTCGGTGCGAGAGTCAATACGTGGAGAAAGCGGACGTGGCCCATGCTTTCGAGATTCTTAGACCCGGACAGTGCCGGGGCGTTCCGTTCGGGGTGGCCGCTTTCATGAAAACGGGGGATTTCAGCGATTACGAAGATGCCCAGCTGGTCAAACAGAAGATCGCCGCCTGTTTCGCCGCGTTCGTGCTGGGGTCGGAAGATACGGACACCGAGCCTTACGAGGCTTTGGAACCGGGGATCATCGAGCACCTGAGCGACGTCGAAAAGGTCGAATTTGCCAACCCTCCGGCCGTTGGCGATTACGACCCCTACTCCAGCCGCATATTGCAGGGAATCGCCGCGGCATACGGCATCACGTACGAGATGCTGACGATGGACTACAGCCGAGTCAATTTCACATCCGGTCGGATGGCCAAGATCGACGTTACGGCCAATTTCCGTAGTTGGCAATACAACATGATCGTACCGCAGTTGTGCGCGCCGGTTTGGAACTGGTTCCTGAAAGCCTGCTTAATCGCCGGCAAGATTACGAAACCTATCCGCGCCGATTGGACGGCCCCACGCGTACAGCAGCTGGACCCGACCAAAGAGACGGACGCGCAAGTTAAACGGATCAAATCCGGATTGGCTACGATTAGCGAGGTGATCCGCGAAATGGGGCGCGAACCGGACGAGTTTTTCAAAGAGTACCAGCAGGATGTCCAACGACTGCGGGAAATGGGTATTACCGTAGATAGTCTGAATGTATTTGTAGATAATCCATCACAAAATGGCTAAACAGAAAAGAACAACATCCACCCAGTATGGCCGGGCACTCGTTCAACCGGCGTCGCTCGATACGGAGGCGCGGGAAGTCGATGTCGTATTTGCCACCGAAACCCCCGTGCCGCGGTTCGGCTGGGAGGAGGATTACGACGAGGTATTGGTTTGCGAGGCGGGGGCGATCCGGATGGAGCGCGCAAACCGTGGATTGCCGGTGATGGACTGTCATAATACCTGGTCTGTGTTCGCGCAACTCGGTCGAACGGTGAAAGTGTGGATCAACGAGAAGCGGGAATTGTGCGCCCGTATCAAATTCTCGCAGCGGGCGCAGGTGGCCGAACTGTTCCAAGACATCACGGACGGGATCGTAAAAGATATTTCGGTCGGTTACAACGTGTTCAAGTTCGAGCGCGTCGAACAGCCGGGCGGCAAGAATCCCATCTACCGGGCGATCGACTGGATGCCGACCGAACTATCCTTTGCCCCGGTACAGGCCGACATCAACAGTGAAATTCGAGGGACCCAGCGGACGCATACGGTCGAAATTATTTCCAACAAACAACAAACCACTATGAGTAAACGAGCAAAAAAACGCGGACAAACGACCCAATATGTCGTTACCGACGAGCCGGTCAAAGCGGGCGACATCATCACCGTGGACGGCGTAGACGGGGTTGCCCTGGCCGACGGTGAGGTCGGGGACGAAATCACCGTGTCTATCATCGAGCAACCGGCCCCGGCCAACGAAGAAGAGGAGGGGCGCGATGCGGGTACCGAAGGCGAGGAGGTCGAAAACGACAAAGAAGAAAGAGAGGAAGAAGGGGACGACGAAAACGACAGAGACGAAGACGATCCGAACGACGACGAACAACGCAAGGATTCGCGCCGTCGGATGTCGGCCATCACGCGCGCGACCCGTGCCGCCGGGCTGCCGGATTCGTATGCCATCGAGCTGTTCCACAGCAAGAAGACAATCGACCAGTGCCGGGCGGCCGTGATCGAAAAGCTCGCTAAACGGAATCCCAAACCGAACGGAAGCCACGGGACCAGCGTCGGTTTGGATGCCGGCACGAAAAAACGCGCGGCGGTGCAGAACGCCCTGTTGCACCGAATCTACCCGGCCAAATTCTCCCTCGATGCGGGTGCACGTGAATACCGCGGGATGACACTCGTTGAACTGGGTAAAGAGCTGCTTGCCGAACAGGGGATCAACACCCGCGGGATGGACAAAATGGCCGTGGCCGATCGAGTCTTTAAACGGTCGCAAAGCACCGGAGATTTCCCGCTGCTGTTTGAAGGGGTCATCGATCGAATGTTACGCGAACCGTATGAGTTTGCACCGGAATACTGGGACAAGATCGCCCGTCAGACCAGCGTTTCCGATTTCCGCGAAAAAGGGTTGTACATGGTCGGCGGGGCAAACGGGATGAAGAAAGTAGCCGAAGGCGGCGAAATCAAGTACACCACCCTGAAGGAAAGCAAATCGACCATCCGGGTGGAAAGTTACGCCGAAGGGATCATGTTCACCCGACAAGCGTTCATCAACGACGATCTTTCGGCGTTCGATGTCATTCCGTCGAGTTTCGTACGGGATTGGGGGATTTTGCGGGGCGATATGGTGTGGGGGCTGATCGTTGACAATGCCAAGATGTCGGACGGTAAGACGATGTTCTGTGCCGATCACGGGAACTTGCTTACCGGAACCGACAGCGCATTGAGCGAAGATAGCCTGGCCGCGGCAAAAGTGCTGTTGTCGAAACAAAAAGACCCGGCCGGAAAGATGATCCGGGTGGTACCGAAATATCTGATCGTACCGCCGGAACTGGAAACCACGGCCAAGAAGCTGGTAACGGCGACGACTCCGGCCAAGGTTTCGGACGTCAATGTGTTTGCCAACGAGTTCGACATCATTGTCGAACCGCGATTAACAGACTCGACGAGCTGGTACCTGGCGGCCGACCCGAACGCGGTGGATACGTTGTATTACGCCTACTTGGAGGGGAACGAAGCCTTGCGGGTCAACAGCGAGGAGGACTTCAATACCGACACCATGAAATATGCCGTTCGCGGCGATTTCGGCGCGTCGGCCATCGACCACCGCGGGATGGTCAAGGCGGCAGGAAAGTAGCCCCGACCATCGTGGACGAAACGAGCGGGGACAACTGTTCCCCGCTCCATTTCACAACCTAACAACGAAAAAAACATGAAAAATCTGATCGAAGAGGGTAAAACCATCGACTATACCCTGACGGAAGAGACCATAGCGAGCGGTGAAATCGTGGTTGTCGGCGACATGGCCGGCGTGGCTGTTACGGGTGGTAAAACCGGCGACACGATCGCCTTGGCCGTCGAGGGCGTGTACGAGTTGCCGAAAGGATCCGGCGCGCTGGCACAAGGCAAAAAAGCGTATGTGAATGTCGCCGAAGAGACGGGCAAAACTATCGTCGGGACCGCCTCCGGCAATACGTTCATCGGCTACGTATGGGCCGCCGCGTCTGCCGGCGACGCGACCGTTGCAGTAAAACTGAGCATCTGACATGAGTGATTTTGACGAACTGGCCGAACAGACGTTTTCGCAGATTTCCAACCTTCTCGGTGAGGACGCTGTTTGGCCGGCGTCAAAATCTAAAACGATACCGGGGCGGGTACTGTTCAAAAATCCGACCGAGCCGGTACAGATCGGCGACACCGAACGGTATGAATACCGGCCCAGTGCGGCGACGGCGGAATATTACACCGGGACGTTCGACGGGTTGCGACAGGTCGTCGATTCCGGCGGGGAAGCCTGTTTGATCATCCGTGGCGTAAAATATTCGGTGCAAAGCATCGAAACGAAGTTCGACGGCAATACGCTCGTTGCCCATCTGGAACCGGTAGACGAACCGCAAGCATGACTTACGAACAATACGAAGATGCGATTGTCGGCCTGTTGGCCATGCCGGGCGTTTCGGTTTCGGTCCTGCCGCACGAGGCGGCATTGGTCGAGATGCGTGCGACGGCCCGACCGCAGTTGTATGTCATTATCAACGGCAGCAATTTCGGCGAACCCGAAAACATGGGGATGACCGCCCAGCGGGAAACCCTGCAATGCGAAATCTTCATCCGGGCGAAAGCCCGTCGGGGACGGCTGGGCATATTCGACCTGTACGGCAAGATAAGCGAACGGTTATTGGGGCGCAAGTTGCCGGACGCCGTTACACCCATCGTTTTCGGTCAGTTCGGATACGTGGCCGGAATCCAAAATAACTGGCAATACGCCCTTACCTTTTCGTTCGACACCTACCGGTGCGAAGCCGACCCAGACGCGGCGGAAGCGGTCGGACGGATCAAACGAATAACGATTCAAACCAACGAACCATGAAATCATACGAAGTACTTGCGCCGGTCCTGGTATTCGGCCTACACGGCGAAAACGGCACCCAGGATTACATGCTGAAACGGGGCGACATCGTCGAGTTGCCGGAAGAGCACGTTGCCGTACGGGCCATGCTGGCCCGCAAACAGATCCGGATGGCAGAGGCCGCCAAACCGACGAAATCCAAAAAATAACAACCGCCGGAAACGGCACAAAAAACACGACATGAGTAGCTTTCTGCACGGCATCGAACATCTGAATCTTGCCGCCGACTACACGCCCGTCAACGACGTAGTAACGGCGGTCATCGGGTTGGTAGGTACAGCCGACAAAGGGCCGGTGAATGAACTGACCTTGTGTATCTCCGAAAAGGACGATGCACAATTCGGTACCGCCGGTACCATCCCGGAAGCCTTGGCCGCGATCCGCAAACAAAGCAGCTCCCGCGGGAGTGCCCTGGTATTGGTTATCAAAGTCAAGGCCGACACCGAGGAGATTACCCCCGCCGACATCATCGGCACGGTGGACGAGGTGGGCAACCGTACGGGGCTGAAACTGTTTGAAACGGCCCTTCCCCGCTTCGGTTTCGAACCGATGATTTACATCGCGCCGCGGTATTCGGCTCTTAGCGCAGTGGCCTCGGAACTGGTGGTGATTACCAACAAGACCGAAGCGGTTGCCTACATCGACACCCCGGACGGTTATACCTTTTCCCAAGCCCTTGAATCCCGCGGCACGAGCGGCGAGTTTGCGCGGCTCGACGAGGGGGCCAAATTGCTCTTCCCGCATTTCCTGGTGGCTAACCCCGATTACAACCCCGATGCGGAAGAGCCGGGGGATAAGTATTTGAACATTCCGATGTCGGCTTATGCCGCCGGTCTGCGGGCCAAAGTCGATTTGGAGGAGGGTTGGCACGTTTCGTCCTCCAACCACCAAATCGCAGGGGTCGAGGGGACGGATGTGGCACTGACGTTCGCCCTGGGCGACACGACTTGCGAGGTAAACTTGCTCAACGCTGCGGGGATCACTACCGCCGTCAACCTGTTCGGAAACGGCATTGTCGAATGGGGGAACTACACGACCGGTTTTCCGGGCAATACCAACACGGAGGCTTTCGAGTGCGTCCGCCGCACACGGGCCATCATGAAACGCACCATTGAGCAGGCGTGTATTCCGTACATCGACAAACCGTTCATTCAGGCCAATGTCGATGCGATCCGCAACACCGTCAATCAATACCTGAACGGCCTGGTGGCACAAGGTAAGATCGTCGCCGGACAGTGTTACTACCGGGCCGAAAGCAATCCGGCCAGCGAGTTGGCATTGGGGCATCTGACATTCGACATCGAGTTCACCCCGGCCCTGCCGATGCAGCGGCTGACCTTCCGGTACAAAATCGATCTGTCCAATCTTTCAACCATTGCATAACCATGAAAGTAAACAAAGTATTCGATGCGAATGTCTATCTGAACAACGCCAGCAAACACGGGCTGGCCTCGGAAATCACATGCCCCAACATCGCCGCCTTGATGGCGGAATATAAAGCGTTGGGCATGGTCGGTTCCGTGGAGTTCTTCAACGGGTTCGACAAGATGGAGGCTTCGATCAAGTGGACTTACCCGGACAACGAGGCCAAAAAAGCGTGTGCCAATTTCACGAAACCGGTGGATATTATGGTACGCTCCAGCAAGGCGCAGTATGACACGGGCGGGATCACTGCCGAAACGCCGATTGTCATCTACATGAAAGGGTATCCGAAACAGCATCCGGGCGGAAGCTACAAAAAGGGGGAGGATACCGAGGTCGAAAGCACGTTCCACGTCCTCTACTACAAAGAGGAGGTCGATGGCGAAACCATCGTCGAGCTGGATGTGATGAATAATATTTACAAGGTGAACGGCGAAGATCTGCTTGCCGAACGCCGTCAAAATTTGGGGATTTAAACATGGAAGCACTGAACAGAAAACCGGACCTGTCGGTCCGGAAAACGATGAATTTGCCCGACGGCACCCGGATCGACGTCGTCGGGATACCGGCCCGTAAAATGATGGCGATTGCCAACGACAAGAAGATGTCAGACATGGAGCGGGGGATTCACATCACGGCGGCAAAAATTTTGGTGAACGGCGCGACGGTCGTCTATGACGATCTGCTGGACGGCTTCACGGACGACGAAGTGGAAACGATTCTCAAATTCGCGAACGATGTCGATGAAAAAAACGGGGAATAGCCCGCGCCGACGTCGTGTTCCTGGCACACTTCACCGGAAGCGGGCTTAACGACATTCTGAATCTGGATACGGATGATTTTTTCGACTATCTGGATGAAGCGATAGAGTTATACCGACAAGAAACCGAGAACCCCCGCCGCGTGATGCTGGCGGGGATCGAACAGTAATAAACAGATATGGCCAACAATGCACTCAAGATGGCGTTCATCTTGTCCGCAACGGACAAGATGAGCCGCGTTATCGACGCGGCCGTTAAGAAATCCATGGACAAGTTGTCGGCTTTCGAGCGCAATGCGGCCAAGGTGGGGCGCGGCATGATGAAAGGCGGGGCCATGATTATGGGTGCCGGGGCCGCGGTGGGCGGAGCTGTATTCAGCGCGGGTAAATCGGTCGCCGACTATGCCGGATCGGTCAAGGATGCTTCCGATTCGACGGGGGTAAACACCGAGGCGTGGCAAAAGATGACCTATGCCGCGAAAATATCGGGTATCGAGCAGGAGAAGTTGATGACTTCGATGGTCAAGTTCGACAAGGTGTTGACCGATGCCGCCGGAGGATCGAAAACAGCCGGGCAGATATTCAAAGACTTAGGGATTAGCATCAAGGATGCGAGCGGCAAGATGCGCGCGCCCGAAGCGGTATTTGAAGATGTGGCCGAACTGCTTGCTAATGTGGAGGAGGGTGCGACAAAAACGGCGGCTGCTTGCGCCTTTTTCGGCAAATCCGGGGCGGAACTGTTGCCTATGCTGAACGAGGGCCGGAATGGTTTGCAAGGGCTGTACAGAACCGCAGAAGAGACCGGAAACGTGTTGTCGAATGAGACATTAAACGCCGCCGATGAGTTCGGGAAGTCGTTGGACGCCGTGAAATTCCAGGCCCAAGGAGTCATGTTACAGTTGGGGGCGTCGCTAATTCCTGTACTTTCTGAGATGAGAGACTGGGTTAGTGGCGTTATCGGCAAGGTAGGCGATTGGCTTAAGGCCAATCCGGAACTGGCATCAACCATCGGTAAAGTGGCCGCACGGGGTAGTGCGCTACTGCTCGGTTTAGGTGCTTTATCGTTCGTTTTCGGCACTATCCTTTCCGTTGTCGGTAAGGTCCGGAAAGCATTTAGCGGTTTAATGGGCGTGTTTTCGGCAGGAAAGAAAATCATACTGGCCGCCAAGAACAGCATGCTACTGTTTCGTTTGCAATATGCAGGAATGGTGGTTTGGCAAAAATTGGCCGCGGCGGCACAATGGCTGTTCAATTCGGCTCTGTTCGCTTGTCCGATTGTTTGGATCATCGCCGCCATTGCGGCCGTCATTGCAGCGGTCGTACTGTTGGTAAAACATTGGGATAAGGTTTCGGCATTTTTCAAACGGCTGTGGGACGGTATCAAAAAGATATTCGCAGCCGTATGGGAATGGATTAAGAAGATGTTCCTGAATTACACTCCGGCTGGGCTGGTCATCAAACATTGGGACAAGATCAAAGCTTGGTTTTCCGGGCTATGGGACGGGGTTAAAAACGTCTTCCGGAACGCGTGGGAGTGGATCAAGAAGATGTTTTTGAACTACACGCCGCAGGGGCTGATCATCAAACACTGGGACTCGATCAAAGGCTGGTTCTCGAAACTATGGGAGGGGGTGAAATCCATCTTCCGAAACGCGTGGGAGTGGATCAAGAAGATGTTTTTGAACTACACCCCGGCGGGGCTGGTCATCAAACATTGGGACAAGATCAAAGGGTGGTTTGTCGGATTGTGGGACGGGGTTAAGGGGGTATTTGTCGGCGCATGGGACGGGATCAAAGGCTTCTTCTCCGAGATGAATCCCGTGGAGTGGCTTTCCGACATGTGGAACGGCATTTCGGAGTTCTTTTCCGGTCTTTGGCAACGCTTCAAACAGTGGGGCCGACAGATTATCCAGGGGTTGATCGACGGCATCACCGGGATGGCCAAAAAGGCGATCGACGGAATCAAAAACATCGGTCGGAAGATCGCCAACGGATTCAAATCGTTTTTCGGCATCCATTCGCCCTCCAAGCTGTTCGCTGAATACGGGGCGAATATTACAGCCGGCCTGACTGTCGGCATCGACGGCGGAACCGGCAAGGTAGAACGTTCGACATCTCGGATGGCCGAACGCGCCAACCGCGGATTCAGCCGGAATATCGAGGCAAAAGAGGGAAGCGGGGGAAGAATCGGTCAGGTGAACCGGGAAATGGCCGCCGGGAACCGGGCGGCTACTGCTCCGGCATCGCAAATCGCCAATACCATCGGGGGAATTTCGGTTACCTATGCCCCGCAAATCACCGTTGAGGCCGGTGTCGCGGGAGCTGTCGAACCGGATTTGCGCAAATTGCTGAAAGAACATGAGCGGGATATACTGGAAATGATCGAACGCGCCGCGGCGAACCGCACCCGGCTTTCATTCGCATAGAACTATGTTTGCGCAGCTGGGTAATCATATGTTCGAGGGGTTGAAATCGCCCGGATCGTTATCCGATAACCGCGGCGTACGCTATGGCCGCATCGCCCTGGTTAACGGGAAAGACGCTCTTCAATTCACCGGCGAAGAGCTGGCCGAGATCCGCCTTTCGTTGCTCCTTTCGATCGATTTCTGCGACCCGGTCGAAGAGATCGAAGCCCTGCGAAAGTCGATGACGTCGGCCGAAGTGCTGCCGTTCATCATGGGCGACGGTACGGTGGTGGGGAAATACGTCATAACGACAGTAGACGTAACCCCGCAGCGGTATTCACCGACCGGGGAACTGGAAGCCGCCAGCATTTCGGTCGATTTGGTAGAATCTGCCGGGGGCGATGAACCGGAACCGAAAGGAATCGCCGTCATCGACAACGACTCGACAACCGGTTCAAAGGCCATAACGCAGACACCGGCCGCACAACCTCCGGCCACGCCCGTAGAGACACCGGCCGGCGGTATTACGGCGGATGTGAGTGCCGGGCGAAACGCGGTGGCCAAGATGAAAGAGGTGGGCCAAAAGATAAAAAACGGAACCACACAGATGAAACGCGGGATACGGGATGTCCGGCGACTGGCCGACGAGGTGAAACAGGCGTACAGCTCTGCCAAAACGAAGGTCGAGAACACCCAGAAAATCATCCAGCGGGCCAAACAGCTGCCGACCTCGCTGGACGAAGCCATCCGATACGCCGAAAACCTGTCGAAACTGGATGACGTGGCTGATATGTCGGTCGTGCAGCTGAATATCGACGGAATGGCTGCGGCGGCTGAAAAGGTCGGAATTTCGGCCGCACCGGTGGCGGCATTTTCCGCTACAAAAGAGGGGGGAAACTGAGATGGCGAGTTTCAATTACACGACTGTTGAGGGAGACCGCATCGATACGCTGGCCGTCAAGTTTTACGGCACCAATGCCGGAATAGCGATTCTTGCCGACGCCAATCCGGCCGTGCCGCTCGATGCCGTGTTTCCGATGGGAACGGTATTGGTCGTTCCCATCGTGGAAAATATGGAAATAGAAACGAACGATAATTTGCCGCCGTGGAAACAATCGATAAAATAGCTGTTGAGATCACGATCGCCGGACGGAACATTACCGGCGACGTAAGTCCCTACCTCGCAAAGATCACGTACACGGACCGGGTGGAGGATGAGAGCGACGATGTTTCGCTGACTTTCGAGGACACGGCGGCACGGTGGCAGAAGCCGTGGTATCCGCAACAGGGCGATAGCATGACTATTCGGTTGGGAACACCCGGAAACATGGTGGATTGCGGTCTGTTCGAGATCGACCAAATCGAGTTTGAATTTCCGCCGGACACGTTCAACGTCAAAGCCATCGGGGCGGCCATCACCAAAAGTCTGCGAACCAGAAACAGCAAAGCGTTTGAAAAGCAGTCTTTGAAAAAGATCGCCCAGTATTTCGCCGACAAACACGACCTGAAACTGACTGGCAATCTGGGAGAGCTGGCCAAGATTCAGATCGAGCGGAAAACCCAGGACAAAGAGACGGACATTTCGTTCCTGGCGAAACTGGCCAAGGAATACGGACTAATTTTCTCGGTACGCGGGCAGCAGCTGGTTTTCATGACGACCGACGAATTGGAGGAGAAGCCGGCGGTTATGACGGTCGATAAAACCCAAATGAGCAAAGCCCGGTTTCAAGACAAGACATCGCAGGTCTATGCGGCGGCGACGGTGGCCACGCGCGACGTACGATCCAACACGGTCAAGAAGTGGCAGATCAAACCGTCCGGCGATCCGGCCAAGAAAGATACGTTGATCGTCGGCGGGCGGGTCGAAAACGACGGGCAAGCCCAGGCGAAAGCAAAAGGGGCCTTGAAAGAGAAGAACAAAGACAAAACGACCGGAACGATCACCCTCCCGGGGGATTGTCGGCTGGTCGCCGGGGCCAATATCGAACTGACTGGCGTGGGGGAATTTTCGGGGAAATGGCACATTACCCAAAGTACGCATACCGTAGACCCCACGAGCGGATATGCGACGGATATTGCGATCCGAAAAATCGTTGAATCGTAAATGTTGAGGCTTGGAATCATATCGGAATTGGGCGACGGTGAAAACTTGGGATTTGCCCGGGTGTCGTTCGACGACAGCGAGATCGTGTCGGACTGGCTGTCGTTGCCGTCGTCCAACAGCCGAACGGTCAAACAGTGGATACCGGTCGAGGTCAATTCGCAGGTGGCCTGCCTGATGGACGACTTTTGCGAGCAAGGTTGCATAGTAGCCGTTCTGTGGAGCGCAACGGACACCCCGCCCGATTGGGCGACGCCCGACACGTTGGGCATCCGCTTTGGAGACGGTACCGAAATATACTACGATACAGGATCGCACGCGCTGACGGTCAATGCCCCGGATGCGGAATTGAATTTCAAGTGTAAGAAACTGAATGTCGATGGCGATGTGGCGATTACCGGAAAGACTGAAATGCAAGGCGATGCCCGCATCTCCGGCAACGCCTCCGTAACCGGCGATGTAGCTGCCAACGGAGAGGTAACCGCCGGCCCGCTGAAAATCGCACTGACCAAGCACAAACACACCACCCCGATGGGGCCGTCCGGCACCCCGATACCGTAGACATATGGCAATATCGATACAGGCGATGAAAACGGCGTTGAAAGCGGCTTTCGACGCAGAAAAAGACCAAACGGACGATCAAGAAGCATCTATCGACCGAATTACGACAGCGATGGCGCAAACGATCGCCGAACAGATCGAGCAAGGGATCAATACGGCTGTCATCGCCCTGAACCTGACCGTTGACGGGGTGCCTGTCGATGGAACGATCACGATAACGACAACCGCAGAATGAATCGAAACGATACCCGTAACTGGCAGGTCAGCATAAACGATCCGACGGCTCGTGTCGAAGGAGCCGAAGATATGGCCCAGTGTATTTATACCATACTGAGCACCATCCCCGGTAGCGACCCGTTACGTCCCACGTTCGGCAGTCAGATTTACCAGTATATCGATGCCCCGATCAACAAAGTGGAACCCCGGCTGGTGTATGAAGCGATTACCGCCATCGAGCGATGGGAAAAGCGCGTAACCGTAACCCACTGCAGATTGATAACGGACGGTCCCGTCGGGCGATGCTTGGAGATCGAGGCGACGGCGATTGCCGCAGCGGCACAAATGACGATCACTGTAAAGATTTAACCATGAGTTCCGAAGTACCCGTATTTGTCGAGCGCGACCCGGATGTGATTATGGCCGAATGCAAGGCCAAGTTGCAGGAGTTGTTGGGACGTGAATTGCAGCCGGCCCAGGTCGAGCAACTGATGCTCCAGTTCATCGTCTACCGTGAAGTGCTTTTGACCAACAGGTTTAATGCTGGGATGGCTCAGATGCTCTACCAATTCAGTCGGGCCCCGATCCTGGATTATATCGCCGGACTGGTCGCCGTCGAACGCTTGCCGGCGGCGTATGCCGGCTGTACGATCCGTTTCAATTTGGTCGAAGGGCACGGAGCGGTGTTGATACCCGAAGGGACGCGGGTGGCAACGGCCGACAATATGATTTTCCGGACCGTGGACGATTTGGCCATCTCTGCTAATATACACACGGTTCAGGTCAATGCGTTGGCGGATACGGCCGGGAAAGATGCCAATGGATATGCGCCGGGATCGGTCAATAAAATTCTCGATCCGCTGGCCTTTGTCTCGACGGCCGCCAATATCGACACGACCGGCGGGGGGTCGGATGTCGAAACCGACGAACAGTTGAGGGAGCGTATCAAACTGGCTCCGTCGCAATATTCGTCGGCAGGTTCCCGGTCGAGCTATAAGTTTTACGCCAAATCGGCCAATGCGTTGATAACGGATGTATCCATCACCTCCCCGACGCCCGGAACGGTGGTTATCGTCCCGCTGACCGAAAACGACGATACCCCCGAACAGGTTATCACGGACGTCTATGCGGCGTGCAGTCCGGAAGATGTCCGACCATTGACCGACACGGTCATCGTGGCGGCTCCGGTACGGACGGATTACCGGATACGGGTAGACGTCGTGCTGTACGAAGATACGGATGCAACCGAGGCACAAACGCAGATTACCGCCGCATTGAACGCCTTTGCTTCGGAGAAACGGACCCGACTGGGGCAGGACATCATCCGGTCGCACATCGCCCAGATATGCCGGATCGGAACGGTGTACGATGTCGCAGTGGCCCTGCCGGCCGAAAACATCATCATCTCGGATGCGGCGTTTGCCAGTTGTACGGAGATCGCGGTAAACATAACGGGTTTTAATCGTGGATAACAAGAACGTCATAGCGAGCGGTATATCTGACAATGAATTGGCGCGGGCCTTTTCGGAGCTGGTAGCCGACCGGTGGGATAACTGGGACCTTTCCCTGTTTATGGCTTATCTGGTCGATATATGCGCTCCGGCGGCACTGCCATACCTGGCGGAACAGTTCGATGTGGACGGCTTGCAGGGGTTCGCTATCGCAGAAAACGAGCAGCAACAGCGCGAGATTATCAAACGGTCGATCGCCTTGCACAAGTACATCGGTACCCCGTGGGCCATCCGGGAAGCGTGTCGCACGGTCGGATTCCCGGTCATTGTGATCGAAGAGGGGGTTACGGCCACACCGGGCGGTCCGGCCAACCCCGACGACTGGGCCCGGTTCCGGGTGTTGGTTGAGGGAGGTGTATCGCGCCATATCACGGCCGACGATACCCGCAAATTGCGATTGTTCGTCGAGTTCTACAAAAACGAACGGTCGCACCTGGTGTCGCTCGGATTTTTTCAACCCCTGGAAGACATTCGGGTGTTCCGACCCGCTGTCGCCGACCGGGAAAGTATGGACGTCATGGTCTTGGAAGCGTGTCCTAATCCGCTCGTATTGGACCCGGCCGGAACACTCGACAAGGTAACCGTGACGGTCAGTGTACCCTGGGTAATCGAACAAAACCGATATGAATGGGAGGATGGTACCGGCGATGCCTTTACCTTGGAGTTTACCGGCACGGCGGGCACCTCGGAAATCGTCGTCGCATCGGATCCGAATACAACGGCAAAACGGGAAATGACCGTTGAGATAAAAACGACGGCCGGCCGGACGTTAGGGACGCTGACCATCGTACAACTCCTCCATTGGAACGCATACGGCCGTGCGTACAGCAATGCCTACAATACTTTCACGGATAATACAGCCAAGCCATGACACGCGAAGAACTGGAACAGTTGTCGGACGATACGTTTTTTGACAACAACAAAGGAGAAATACAGCCGGCCGCCCACCGCCAATTCAATGCCCAACTGATCGGGTTTATCGATAGTTGTTTGGAGGTTGCGAAACAGTATGCCGTTACAAAAATCGGCGAATTGGTCGGAGGTTCGCCGGAGCAGTTGGATACGCTGAGAGAGCTGGCCGCCGCACTTGGCGACGACCCGAATTTCGCTTCGACGGTCATGCAGCTGATCGGTGAAAAGCTCCCGGCTGCCAGCTACACCGCCGCCGATGTGCTGGCCAAACTGCTGACAGTGGACGGAAGCGGGTCCGGATTAGATGCCGACATGACGGACGGCATCCACCTTTGGCGAGGTACCCAGGCCGCATACAATGCCATAGCCGACAAGGATGCGAATACGTTGTATATCGTAACAGACTGACTATGATCGGGACAGGGAATAAGAAATCCAAGTTGTTTCTGGGTAAAACGTCCGTCCGGAAAGCGTATTTGGGAGCAGTCAAGGTCTATCCGAATAGTTTTCTCGAACTTTCCGCAACGTCGTTTTCGTTCGCTGCCGCCGGAAGCACGGCAGCGTTGAAGGTCGAAGTAAACGATGGACAAGCGTGGAGTCTCAACGGGCTGCCGGCCGGGTGGACGGCGTCGGTCACCAGCGGAACCGGCCCGGCCTCGGTCACGATCACCGCACCGAACAACAGATCGACCAATGCCGTTACAGCAAACCTAAGCGTAACATCGGAAGACGATTTATCCGCAATCGTATCCGTTTCGCAAGCAGCTGGTGTAAAAATCTATGGAGCATGGCAAAATGTGGGGCTGACGATCGATACGACGTCGTTCCCGGCATCGGGCGGATCGTGTGCGATGCGGGTTCAGGTGCAACGTATCTGGACGTGGAACGGCGTTGCGGGAAGCGGTGGAGCAGACGCATCGACAGCTTCACTCGCCCATGCTACCACATCGGACAGCATCGCGACAGTCAGCGGCAACACACTGACCGTCGGCTCTCTTGACGCTATTTCCAAGTCTGCCACTGTCATCACCATATCTGCCGAAACGGAATACGACACGACCAAAGTGTCGGCGAATATTACGCAAGCGGAGAATAAAGCGACATACGGAGATACGCATATCGTATATAACGGTTCGAGTACGGGAACGAGCTTTGGTGTGCAATTGTCCTACTCTACAACTTATAGCGGCCTAACTCTGAGTCAACGACAGAAAGTCGACTATTCGTCCGGAGCTACAAAGACGGTTACCACATCGGCCAAACCATCGTACAAATCGTCGGCAAATTGGGTAACTGTATCGGATGTTACGAATTACAACGGTTATTCGACAGCGCAAACCTATAGTTTTCAGTTCTCTTTTGGCGAAAATTCGACTACATCGTCCAGATCGGCGGTCATAACTTTCACTTTCCCCAATGGCGATGTTTTCAAAATGACACTCCAGCAAAATGCCATTCCCAAAACATTCCAATATTTGAAGTTATCCCCCCTCAATACCTCCAATGGGATGCACATCGGTTCGCTAATTGTCGAATGGGGAACGGCAAACGGGAACTACTCAAATTCGCAAACATTCACAGGAGAGGCTCTCCTCGTCACTCAAACCCTGACGCTCGGTCAGTACCTTTCCGGGCAAACTATCTACTTCAGATTTACAGGAACGACGGGCGGGATGAGAATAAAAATGACATTCAGTGCTGGAAACAAATTATCCTTGACCTCCGGGCGATATGTCTACACGGGTGCGGATACGATCGAATTTTGCGCCACTATGACCGCAGGAACGAGTGATACGGCTGTATTGCAATGGACATTTAGCTCCGATGGCTTGATAGAATTGTAAATACGAAAATACTTAAGGAAATGAACGAACTGATTGTTGAGGTAATCAATCTCGAAGGATTGATGCGTACGTTTATCGTCATCTTTATCCTATGGGTTATGGTGCTGATCGCGGTCTTTTGCGACATGTGGACCGGACTCAAAAAGGCCAAAGCGTTGCATGAAAAGGTAGACAGCCAAGGTATGCGACGGACATTCTCCAAAGCGTCGGACTACTACAGCGTCATGTTTATGCTGTTGTTGCTCGACGTGATCGGGAATGTGTTTCCCTGGTATGCTTTCCCTTATATCTCCATCCTGGGAATTGTCGGGGTAATCTACATCGAGCTGAAAAGCATGTTCGAGAACCTGAAAGCGAAACGGTCCGCAGCGGCCAATATCCCCGATGCCATCCGGCAGATCGTACAGTGTAAAGATGCCGGCAAAGCAGCCGAAATATTGCGGACACTGAAAGGGATTGCCGATGATGCCGCCGGATCGGAACAAGATTCGGTATTGACCGATTTCCAAGAATAAGCAACGCGAACTATGGCAGATTACAAACGATTGGTGCCGTTTATCCGGAAGTGGGAAGGCGGCTTTGTAAACGATCCCTACGACAAAGGCGGGGCCACGAACGCAGGGGTAACGATTGCCACCTATCGGGCCTATCGCAAACAGAAAGGATATGCGACGACATCGGTGGACGATCTGAAAGGCATGACGTCGGTGGAGTGGCAGGAGA